AACATGGAGTAGTGTATTTTTACTTCGCAAACGCTGCTAATCCTTCCGCTGGCACTTGGACTTTGAGGGCGATAACAAATGCTGGGACTGTTGTGTTTGCTGGTTGTCAGTTGCTTCCTACTGTTGCTGCTGGCGGCAGACCAGTCGTCGGTGCTGATTTTGTATTCGTCGGTGATTTTACCAGTTGGAGCGACCCAGATGGAGCAAACGTAGTTGCTTCAGCACAACTTATCCAATATAATTTTCCAGCAGATACATTCCAAGCACTCCCCCTCGCTGCTGGTCTTTTTGGGGCAAACAACTCTCCAACTCTGGTATGGGGTATTCCAGCAGCGAATGCGGCGGTAGGACAATTTTTATTGGGTGGTGGAGGTAATAGTTTAGTACAAGGAGCAACGAATTATGACAGTTTAGTTATCTATGATGGTGGCAACATAAAACGAATTGGTGGTGGAGCAACCGATGAGATGCCACAAGTATATACTTGTAACTTTGATATAAATAATAATTTATGGTGTGGGGGGGGATTTGATGTAACTTTTCCATGTATTGTCGGTGGTGTCACTTATAATGGTAGAGCGATAATTTGTCTGTCTCGTGTTGGTGGGTTCTTTCCAACTATCAACGCCCTTCCATTTATATTAACAGACCCTCTCAACACAACCGCTGCTCTCTCTGCTATTCACAATTCGTATGATGGGGCGATTCTTTCTTTGTCTGGGATATTTAACAGTATCACAGCAGCAGGCGTAAATGTAACTGGTTTTGCGTATGTAAATCCAGCAACTTTTGCTCTCGGCAAGTTCGTCAATATTGACGCAGCACCAGCAAACTTTCGTTTTGGAGATGCGTTGGTTATAGATGCCGACAGTTATATTGTAAAGGCACCAAGTGCTGGTTTTGGCGGTGAATCTGGTTTATTTGGGAGCGATGCTGGTTTCACCGCTTTCTTTGCTGTTGGTGAGGTTGAAGTAGATGAGGTTGGTAGGGATATAAATTGGGATTGGACGGCAATCCTCGCCCCTACACCTCTGCCTTTGAGTTATATCTGCTTTACATACACTTCCAGTTTTTTCCCTTTTGACCCCTCTTTAAAAGACAGCATCTCTGGTTCGTTTGTTGGCGGTGGAGGGGCAACCGCAGTCGCTCAAGGTGGTTCAAGGTTCCGCTACATACGTCCAGATGGGTCTGCTGGTGATGCCGTTTCCGCCACCTTTCAAAACAACTTCGCAACCATCCAAGTCGTCGGCGACCTCGCAGCGAATAAATGGGATACTATCGGTACAACTGGCAGTATCACATTCAACGACGTTTAAGTAGTCGTAGTAAGCAACGACATTCCGTGCGGACTAATCCTCATCCAACGTTATATAACAAACACCTCGCTTCATCCCCCCATTCTTTTCTTTTGGAGTTCTAAATGTTTCATACTGTTTAATACAAGAGGTTTTATTAATCGGCACATAAAATACCTTCTTCGTCCGTTCCGCATTCTCTCGCTCATCTGGTCTCAAAGCGTTCGTGTAGGATTTAATCACACAATCTCCCATAATATCATTCGCATCACGATAATAGATGCCATCAAGGAGGTTCCATATTATATAGTCGTTATGTGACACTTTCGCCACATTAATAATCAAACCCTCTTTCGCTTCCACGCCGTCGCTCATTAGGTCTCTCGTCTTAATCTCGTACTTGGTTCCTTTGCTCCCTACATAGTCGTTGCTGTCCCAGTCGCTCCTTACTAACCTAAACTCATGGTCGTTAAAATAGTTTTTCAAAATTGGCAACACAGCGATTTCCTCCGCCTTACCTACCTTCAAATCTTCTTCACAAGTATTCCGCATATAATTAAAGTAGTAATTAATTATTTATTTAAATCCTTTTGGATGTAAATAATCAATTTGGATTATTTCCCCTCTAAACATACGTCAAAATATGTCCGTGTTTTCTGGCAATACCCCCAATAGTGTTCCAGCAACTCTGCTGAACCCTCGCACTTGTGGAGGCAGATGGGGCATACGTGTATCTCAATTATATCCGCAGAACCTCTGGGTGTCTGTGGTTCATTCACCAATTCACCACTTTTTTCGTGTTTCTGGGTTTGTTCTGTAGGAGCAAAATCTGCTACCATGCTACCAAAAGTTTTAATTCCGTCGTCGCTCATTCTTATATAATTATAATACATAATAATATAATTTAATATTATATATTCATTTAATATAAAATGCCACCTAAAAAGAACGTGGATGTAAGCATCGCCCCCCTCTCTGCTACTACGACAAAGGAACTCGTTGCTGACCCTTTAGATGATAAAGAATTGCGTGCCGTTATTGGAAAACACGCTAAAATTGTACCATATCATGAACTCTCTAAATACCAGACCATAGACCAACTCCTACCCCTAAAAAAAGATGCCGTTGTATTATTATACGAGAATCGCCCTATGGACGGTCACTGGACTTCTCTTACAAAAAACAACGGTGAAATCAGTTTCTTTGACCCCTACGGAGAGGTGATTGATAAGCAGTTAAAATATTCCAACTACTCAAAAGATAGAGTTCAAGGCGAGGGCGATATGTCCTTACGCAACCTTCTATCCACCAGCAAACTACCAGTTTATTTCAACGACTACAAGTATCAGCGAGACGGTAATGGTGTGAATACTTGTGGGCGACACGTCGCTAATTTTATCAAGTATAATTTAGATAAGGGATTAGATTTAGAGGACTATAATGAATTGATGATGAAAACGCAGAAAGAAACTGGACTACCTTATGATGAACTCATAGCAAAGATGGTGCCAATCCATATTCCGCATCCAGACGACGCAACAAGGGTTACTTCATCCGCAGATATCCAAGCACAACGAGGGATGGGCGGAGCGAAACGCATTAGAGGCGAGAAGAACCTTCCACCATTTGTAAGTGGAAGAGGGTTCTTTGATGAAGTGGTAGAGAAGTACAATAGGGGGAATGGCAAACCTTTTACCAATAAACAATTGACAAAAATTATTCTTGATAAGAACAAGGTGATTGCGGATTTGGAGGAGAATGCGTATAGTGGTGGTATTAGGGGCATAGCGTATTAGGGTAGCATGGTAGCAAGTTTTCGTCTTATGGGATAAACCTATAAAACGAAAAAAAATGGTGAATTGGTGATTGCTCTCCAACACCTTTGATGGTTTTATAGCGACAGCACCATCTAAACTGGGGGGGGTTTCTTATTCGTCGCACTCTTCCTCTACCTTGAACCGATACCACAGCAACGCTCCTCTTGCGTGTTTCTTCTTATCATTTTCGTCGTTGTAGTAATGGTCGTCCTTGTAATTCTTCTTGTAAATCCCACTTGTCGCAAAGAAGTCCTTGATTGCCGTCTTCTTCCAGCAGTCCTTCGCCAGTTCTCGTCGGTCGTCTTCGTGCCAATCACGAATTGCGGTAACCAAATCCTTCATCTCAACGCAGGGGATATCCAAGATAGGTGTCTCTGGATTCACTTCCACCCTTTCGCAGATTTCGGTCATAATGCGGTGGATTGCGATATTGCTGGATAGGTATGCCCTTGTCCGCTCACGCACCTCTGGAGGCACAAAGTCGCCCATTCTAAAATCACACGCATTCAACTCTTTCAAATGTCTCAACACGATACACATCATCGCCGAGCGGTGAGGGTGCTTCCACACATCCTCCTTCAACAACGGATTACAACGATAAACGCCATTCGTCTCATCAACCTCCGCCTCAATCTCGGTGAAACGGTTGGGGAAGAGGATGTCAATAAACCTCTCTGCCTCCGCACCGTCTGGTTGGGGGTCTTCTTGGAGGTCTAACCTCGCATTACACTCAATAGACCAAGTTCCATGATTGATGATTTTGGTTTTGTTGGAGTGGAGAAACCTCGCTTGAACCCCCTCACCACCAGTCAATTTCTTCACAGTCGCATTACATAATTTCTTCGTCTTTTTCGGTTCCATCGCACGACACCAACGCTTTTTGTCAATCTTCGCTACTGCTGGGTTAGGATTGGTTGCGGAGATTGGGTCGGTGAATATCTCATAGGGTAGTGCGTTGTAAGAATATTCGCCCAAGCAACTATCCCAAAACTCATTTATCAACCCTTTTCCGTTTCGTCCAGCACCATTCCAGACGATAAACTTCTCCAAGCACTTTCCAACCAACGACGAAGAGTAGATTGTAAGCAAGAGCGTCCGCACCGCTGGATTCGGCAAGATGCCTTCAAGAACGGTCATAACATCTTTTATCTTCGTCGCAAGGTCTCCAGTCAATTCAACGCATTCATCACACGCCTCGTTGTATCTCAACCAGTCGCCTTCATCAAACGCCCAACCAGTCGTCATACTGACAAAGTCGTCCATCTCGTAGGGGCGAAACTTGAACTCCTTGAGGTCAAACACCCCATTCGTGAAACCAAGTAACCAACCATTCTCGTCAAACACGACATCTCGGTTCATTTCGGTCTCGCATGCCCCAAACACTTTGTTCCTTGAAAATGTGTCTTGGATATGCTCCACGAACTTCATCGCCTTCCCTTCGCACTCTTCCAACTTTTCCGTGAGTTCCTCGCTCAAAATCTCATCACCGACTTTCTCTTTCACTTTCTCAACTTCATCCAAAATGTCTGTTGGTATTTTTTCAGTTATGAGGTAGGCGAGTTGGCGAGGGTGTTCGCTATTTGGATGCGTCTTCCAACGGTTGTTGTCATCCTCCCAGCACTTCCATTCACCCTCTTTGAAAATGTTCTTGTCTTTCGCAAGGTCTCTGTTGATGTACCTCGCCAATCCAGCGTCGGTCTTGATTCCCATAGGGTCATTCAACCGCTTCAGGAGGGTTTCAATATCCCCCTTGACTTCCTTCTCTTCAAACTCAACGAAATCGTCGGTCAGTCCATCCCAGTCCAGCGAGGTCTCCATCTCCTTCTTCTCCCACGCCACATCGTATCCCAGTTCTGCCGACCACTTGTTAAGCATCTCCA